CTGTACATATTTCAAATTTTAATTTTTTTACATCAAATTCGCCAACCCTAGATTCTTCAAAATAAATTAGGATAAAATCCGAACTGTAATATCGTTCACTTGTAAATCCTAATTCACTAAATTCTTCGGCATACTTGTTAAATTCATCATTAGTCATTAAAGTCCTCTTCAATTTTATCCAATGATTTATACATTTTATCCAAACGAGATGCTTTTAACACTCTTGTTAAATTTTCTTCCAAAAATGCCATCAACTGTTGTTCAGTATAATCTTCAGGAATTGTTTGGGTCTTGTGTTCGCTCAAATCACTATTAAAAGAAGTATGTTCTTTTTTATTATCATAGTTCACATCCCAAATATCAATTTTCTTCGGTTTAGTAGATACATAGTCGGTAAAAATGATTTTAGTCCAGCAAGTGGCTACATAAATTTTGTTTCCGATTCTCGGATTACAATCCATCATATAGCCATACCAACGCACAGCTCCCAATGGTCTGTATTGGTGTTCATTGTGGTAGATGAAATCGCAGTGACCAACATCCCAGTCAATGTTGGTTTCAATTCCCAAACTATCGCACAGTTTTACAATCTTCTTTTCTAATCGTTTATTCCACTTCATAATTTACTTATTCTTGTACTTCTTAACGAGATAATTGTCACGGGTACGGTTCAAACGTCTTAAATTGTCTTTCAAATCTTCATCAATTAGATTACAAATTCGCTTTGATTCGTCATCCAATGCCTTCTCCACACAATTTGCATTTAGAACAATTTCATTCTTTACAGACTTGATGTCCTTTTCAAGAAGATAAATGTGAAAATCCGGGTCGGTATAGAAACCAATAATGTAAAACCCACCCAAAATCAAAAATACCCATCCACTGATTCGGAATTTCAAAGTTTCACTATCTGTTGCCATACAAATACCGAGAACAATCATAAAAATTGCCCATACCAAACCCAATGTTGCGAGTCCTGAAAGTTCCATAGTTCTTTCTCCTTTAGTTAAACTTTTGAACCAAATACCACTGCTTTCGTCTTTCCAACATCATTTGCTGGTTTCCATATTTCTTCAACATAATTCTACACTGTAATATATCTTCATCCGAAATTGAATGAAAACAGTATTCCTTTGCGTGTTCAATATCCTGTTTAGTTTTATTAATGTCCTGGTCAACACACCAAAGACGAAAATCTACCCTAAAAAATCCAATGAACACAATGATAAACACAATAATCATTGGAACATAAATCTTCCAGGCTTTTACCTTAAACACCATAATACAAGCCGCAACTGCAAGCAAAATAAAATTCGCATTTAAGATAATATCCATTATATCTACATAAAGCATAGTTTTCTCCTTATCGTCTGAGTTCGTTCTTTTCCAGTTCACCAATCAACACCAACATAGCAGCATTGAGATTAGTTTCATTTGCGAAAATGGTGTCAGGCTTCAATCCAATGGCATTAGTTCCTTCCGCCATACCCCAATAGAACTTTTCGGACTGATTGTTCTTTACCAATTTGGCGAGAAACTTGCTACAGGGATACTTGTGAAGAATTCCCTTGAAAGCAAATGCCGTTTCACCATTTGAGAGATGGAAATACTGAACAACAGGAGATTGAACCTTGTAATTCTTCAAACGATATTCTGTACAAACAGAATCCAACTGATTCTTTTCAATTCCATACTGGGCAAGAATCTTTTCAACCTGTTCAATAGTGAGATTAGACTTCATGTATTACCTCTCTTGTTATTGTTGTTATTGTAAATATAGATAAAAAATAGCAGTTTGTCAACTAACAAACTGCTTATTTCTGTAAAATTATGTTTACAATTATGTAAATAAAAGTTTACCAACCGTCAAATGGGTCAATTCTTGGTCGGCCTTCGTCTTTATCGTGGTAAATGACGTCCATGTGATTAACATTTTTAGACTGCTCTAACTCTTTATCTTCCAAAATGTCATTCTTCTTTAATGGGTCATTTATGTTATACTGCTCTGGGAAATCTTTTGTAGCAACATCCCAGATTGGGTCATCTGTATCACTGATGGTTTCATTTTTATTGTCAATAGTTAGTTTAGTATCTTTGTAAACTTTCAATGTTAATGTATATGTGTGTGACTGTAATCCAAATGCTTCCTGATAATACTTAACATCTCTAATTTCGTAGAATGTTTCGTTTTGTGGCAAATAAACTACATCACCAATTCTAGGCACAAAATCGTCATAAACTTTTGGTGTGTTTCTGTCTTTTCCACCATAAGTGCTCCAGTATTTGAATGCTGTTACCCCAACATAACAGGTGATAACATCTTCACCCCAAATTCCTTGTAATTGGTATGTTCTAACATTTGGTGGTAATTGCTCAGTATACATTACAATGTTAAATGCTCTTTGAACAACCTGTAATTGGTCTTCTCCATAGATTTTATCTCTTACCAAATTCTCGGAAACTTTATAATAAACTACCTGGAGACCAAATGTGCCATACGCATCAGTTGTATATGCTTCTGCTTGTTTACCTTCGTCATCAGTCACCATATTACCGGTATCTGTATTATAACAATCCCAATCATTTACTTTTGGCATTGTGGAACATAACCAAGGATATGAATTTATATTTGTATCTACTTTTCCAGCCATTATACTACCTTAATTACACCATCTTCATGCCAGTCAATTTGTAAGAAATTATAGTTAGAATGTAATGTTTTACCAAATTCAAAAAATGCTACGGGTAATTCATTCTTACCTGTAAATCCCTTATTTTCATCCACATAGGTCAATAAGATACCGGCAGCACCATAATCCATTGAATCTTTATTGGCAGGTGTGTTATTATCCATTATGAATGAAGTTGCTGATAATCTACAAACATTTTCTTCTAATTTGTTTTCGTTTACACCAAATGACTGATATTCGGTTTTGTTATATTCTTCTTTGAAATTGTATTCGTTCTTGAAATACTGCATAGTAGAAGAATTAGCTGTGGCAGTTACACTCCAATCCAAATCATTTGTAATCCAACTTCCATCGTGGTTATTTGAGAAAATTCTTGACGATACAGGATAGTTAATCATCTTTTCATAAGACTGCTCGGAACTTTCACCAGTATCATTATTAAATGAATTAACTGCGATATTCTGTAATGTCAAATCAGTAGAAATTATTTGTGAAGATAATCCTTTTGTACCTATCAATTTACCAGCTGAATCTTTTACATTCCACATATAAGGTTCTTGAAGGTCACCCAATCTCAATAGATTATAGTCAACTAATTTTTCTTTATCTACTGCATTAGCATTATTAAGTCCTTTTAATCTATAATAATTGGTCTTAAAGAAATTGGAATCAGTAATGTTTACTTTCAAATTTCCATAGTTTATGCCTTTAATTTGCCCAGTTCCCAAGGCAAATTTATAGGAATTTGTTACACATTTATTTGACGCAGACCAAGCCATTATTGAACTTCCAAAATAATCTTTTTAGTTTTCTTTGTATTTATTCTTAAATCTAGTGCTGGGAACGAAATAGCATTACCTGTAATAGGTGCGTTCTGGTCATTATCCAAGAACATAACATTTCTACCAAAACTATCTACAACCAACAAACCACCCAAATTCATATTAGAAGAAACACTGGTTGTATTGAATGTTCCATACTTGTTAATGTTTTCTCTAATGGCTGCTGGTGATAGATATTCACCCAATGAAATTGTACTTAGTCTACTTTCGTCTAATTGTTCAGTTAATGTTAAGTCAGTACCATAACCCATCATAGAATTACTTGCAGTGAATGTTACAGGGAGTTTGAAAGCAAATGCGTTTTCAAGAGTGTTATATGTTGTATGAACTTGATTATAACTACCTGATGTAGCAGAGTATGTGTAGTAGAAATAACTATCGGTAGAATTTCTTGCTTTGAATGTTACTTTATCAGTCCATTGAATAGAAGCATTGTTATTAACTACCCAAGTTGGGTTATAGTGTTTCATAATGTTCTTTACAAATCTCTTTGGTGTGTTATATTGTCTAGTGTTAATATCATAACAGTTTAATTGATAATATTCAAATGCAGTTGTATTAGCATTATTTGGAGAATCAATATAACCTTGATTACCATTATACCAACCATCAGGAACATTGATAACAGTAGTATAACCATCGTAAGTATTCTGTGTTCCGTTTGCTATAAATCTATCTACCTGATCTTGTACAAGACCATCAAGATAAAGACCACTGTTAGCAGAATACAAATCGGCAGATGCAGTATCCCATTTCAAATAAGAAGAAACTTCTTTATTTGTATAACCATAATGTGTACCAACACGATTCCAATACTTCTTAATCAAATACAATTCTTTCGCATTGAAATAGTTGCCAGATAAATGTTCTGGTGATAAATCAGTAGAAGTAGGTGGTAATTGCATATAGTGCCACTGGTTAATGTAATCATCATACAATTCTATCCAATTATCCACATTAGAATAACAACCATTCATTACAATAAGTTTAGAAGCCATATTGCGTTTGTTATAACCACCAAATCTATTAGTAGCATCGTAGTTTGGATAATAGAAATCCTGGTGAAGAATATCATAAGGTCCCCAATAACCACCATTATTAGACCATCTATAATCGTTGTTAGTTAGTAGGTCAGGAATAAACTGGTACATTTCGTGGGATTGTGTAATACCGCCATTGTGAGCAGATAATTCAATAGGATAATCTGTTCCCCAATAGATACCCAAATTACTTAAGGATTGTTTACTCTTGTTTGTAGCACCTTCATACAATGCTGTGGCAGCACTGTTAACTGTATATGAAACACCTTCAATTACATTGTTCTTGATTTCGTAAATACCAACATATTTCTTTGTACATGTACCAGAGTTCAAAGCAGAGAACGCAGATCTATAATCACCAGTATCTTTCAAGTCAATAACATCAGGAACCCAACCTTCGTTTTCTTCAAAATGGTTAGCGAAATATCTAAATGGTTCACCAACATTTGATAAAGCAGAAATTTGGCAATTATTAAATGCTAATGAGTTAAAGAAATAGATACTGTTGTTAGTTGTGGCATAATCAACCTTACCAATCAAAGCACCAAATGCGTTTTCAGGTCGCTTAAAGTTTTCTGTTGAATCGTAGTTGTCTTTATAAAGAACTGTACTATTGTTTACTACACATACCATATTTTGATAGTATTCATTAACACCATAAGTAGGAATATATCTACCAAACATACCACCAACAACGAAGATAGGTCTTAATTTGTATGAAATTACATCGTTAGTGACTGTAGTAGCGGTGTTAACTGTGTATTCTAATGAAGCAGCATCAGGACGAGTTTCGTCATACCATGCTTCACAGTACATACTCAATAAATTCTTCTTACCAGTATCATTATCACTAGCACTAGCCAAAGCACCTTGGATATATTGTTTTACTGGTTCGGAGAATACAGGAGTTTGTTTATAATAAACAACATCACCATTTTCAGGCTTACTTTCCAAATCATACTTTAACTGGTTATCCATATAAACAGATACCTGGTCAATATAACCATTAGCCTGCTTACCAGCAAGACCACCAATAAATCCTACGAAGTTGGATGTGTTTTGAACAATAGCACTTACTTGAATGTTAAGAGCTGTACCGTAGTTAGCACCAATTATAGTACCAACATTATATGCAGCTCTAGCATTTGGTTGTGGTCGCATAGAAACACGGGTCATTTCATATTCAGGTTCCAATGCGGAACAATCTCTATAACCACTATTTCCAAGTACCTTTTGGCACAAATTACTATTGAAATTTTCTACCCAGGTTTGTGGGTTATCTAATTTACCAACTGCACGAACAGTGAAATAACCATAATTATCTACACCGTAATATAATGGGTTTCTAATGATAGCGGCAGCTTCGTAGTTATTATCCAAATCGTAGTTGTAAGTATTTGAAGCGATGTTTCTAGTGGTATTAACACCAACATAACTACCATTATATTGTATCATTGAACCTAACTGATATAGGTATAAACTATTTGGACTTGGGCATCTAATAGACCAGTCAATGTTATTTTCTTTGTATGCGGTTGAGTTTTTCCAACTAGCATAACCATTAGCAAAGAACATAGCATAGAAACTCTGTCCAGTTACTGCGAAATCAAAAGCTGATAGATTAGTGTCAACACATAGACCCAATCTATCATCAGCAAATTTTCCCTCATTGAAATAACCAACATAAGGGCAAATGTTACCTGGAGAGTTAATACAGAAAGAGTTTAGATACATAAAGTTTTCATTGTTTGTATCAAATTTCTTTCTTACAATCTTTTCAGTTTCATTCCATTTATAACTGTCGGACTTGTTTGTTACAGAATAAACACTTGGTACACAACCATATATCTTGAATGAACCAAGATTCTTCGCATCAATGTTTTCAATCTTACCATAGTTTCTACCAACCAACAATCCACAGTTAATATCTCTACCATCATTCTTAATGTGGGTCAAGTTAATTGGCTTTTCACAATCAATAGAAATTCTATTGAAATCACTATGTTTCAAAATGAAGTTTCTAGCAATACCTTGTGAACCCAAAACACCAATTACACCATTATCAGTGTATTGTGCTTTAACTGTAATATCAAATGTGAAATAGTTACCATCCAAGATACCATTGAAAGGGTGTTTTTCGTCATAACCAATAGGTTTAGAAATTACACCGTCAAAGTTATCACCAATAACACCAATAATTTTATCGTTTTGGTTTACACGTTCTGCGAACCATTCCAATTCATCCTTGGAACGAATAAAATAGAAACCACTATTTAGATACTGGTCAATATATGGGTTATTTGCTACTGTAGCGGAATAGTAATTTTTAAAATTGTTAAAGTTATCCTTTGTTACATACATTGGTTTATTATTGAGTTCGTCATCGTCTAAAACTTTAGTCCAAGTGAATGTTAATGGAACACCATCAACTAAAGTAGCACCCTTTATTCTAGTAGCATCATCAATTCTAATATATTCTTCTTTACCAAACTGATGTGGGTTAATATAGTTTCCAACAATATCAAAACTATTAGGGTTTCTTTTATCAGCAACATTCTTGAAATCCATTATGGTTCTATAATGGTCTAAACGAATATCATCAAATTCAAAGGTCTGTTTAAATGAGTCTGCAACTGGAATGAATGTCCAGGTATCAGCTGATGGAACATTACCTTCTAAATATCTTTTCTTAAAATCGTTAAATACAAATGAACTCATTATCTATCCCATCTTTCAAGATAATCTTGAATATCACTATTGTTAGTTGTTGGGTTTGGTCGGTTTGCTAATATACTAATAGTATTTAGTTTGGTATCTGCTTTATTTTGTGTTAAATTAGCGGCACCATAAATGGTTTCGTCGGTGTTGTCACGAATTGAAGTTGGTTTTTCTTCATCTGTGTTAGTTCCATTAAATCGTTTCCAATCACCCATAATTGTTTTATCGTCACCAGCACCAAATATATCTCTACATCTAGCATTAGCATCATCAGCAGAAATAATCATACTTGGGTTGTTCTCGTTTGGAATACCATAACCATTACCATTCACATGATAAACAAAGTATAATCCAAAATTACCATTAGCCAACTTTGCGACCACAGGGCAATACTGATTTTGTACACCGTGGCAAGCAGGTCTTGTAGTATCTTCACTAATTGTTTTACCTGAATATGTCTTTATACCATTTACACCAATGCTAACATTAGAAAATAAATATCTTTCACCAGTTTGGTAAATCTTTGTATCGTGTAGACTTTGGAACTTTGTATTATAGTTGTTGCTAATTGTATCTCTTGTTAAATACAATGTTCTGTAATAATACTGATTTATATTACCATCTGGCATACGAATTGGATTACATATATTCCATTCTACGGCTGGACCTTCGGCAAAGAACAAATGAGAATACAAATACAATCTTGCTAAACTTTGTATATAACCTGTATTCTTCAAATTCATAATTGTTTCCAACAAATCCCAACCATCTCTACCGTTCCAGCACATTAGATACAATATGTTGTTTCGTTCAACATAAACACACCAATTCTTAATAGTTTCAACCCAGAACCATGACTGTGATTCACTAATAGCATTAAAGGGGTCTTCAATGTTTGCTTGTGATGCTGTTGTTCCCTTACTTGAATAGTATTCAGTTGGTGTTTGCCATTTCGTTTCAGGGTCATTCAACATTTCTTCTAGGATAGTTTCTGCTGGTGGGTCGGCAGTATATGTTTTACCAACTTCCGAGTATTGGTAAGTTTTACCATTGTTTCTTTTTACATTCTTATAAGTGAATTTTTTAATACCTGGTATTTCTTCGTATGGATTAACATCATCCATATAAGTTGTAACCAAGGTATATTTTTCTACAATGTCAATATCAGTAGCACCATTGTTATCAGTAGAAATAATCAAAGAATTTTTATCTGTTAATGTAGTAGAAGTATTATAAGGGTCTATATCTTCACCTGAGTGGTTATAAACTAAGGTCTTATCACCATTACCAATGAACTCAGCTAGAATACCAAGTTTTACTGGACTTACTTTATTCCATTTTTCATCCAAATTAACAGGAATATCACTTCTTACGAAACAATAGTGATAATCACTATTGTAATTACAAATATATGGATAAACGAATACACCAGACCCTGTATATACTTCAGTAATCCCACCTGTTTCTTCACCATTAGAATCACAATTAATAGTTTGTAATTTTACTTGTGGGCATCTTCTACTTTGGAATACTGTAGCCCATAGTTCATCAGATAATATATCTTTATTACAGTTGTTTCTATATGTACAGTCTCCCCAATAGTGAGCCATTTTCTTTACGATACATCTTTCATCTGATACACCATAATTGGGAACAAATGATTCGGAACTATCAAATCTCAAATCAGGGAAAACAAATAAAGGAACTTGTTCTTTTATTGTTTCACCTGTTGCTGGGTCAGTTCCTCTTGATTCTTCTCTATAATCATAGGGAATATTAATTAAAGAATCCCAAGAATAAATTTCATCGTCTGTTATTTCAGTATCAGAAGGGGATTGATACCAATTTTTAAGATATGTTTCTTTGAACTTGACTACAATTTTATCATCTTTTAAAGATAACCAACTGGCTAGGATAAAACCAATCCCGTGTTCTACTAATAATTTCTTACTGAATAAGAAATGACCGGTATCGTCTTGTAAAATACCATCGTTTGTACTAAATTTTTCTACACTTTCACCTGCTGGAGTAGTAGATGTTAATGAATAAACGAATGGAAATCTATTACATTTATAAACATCTTGTGATAAATCGTTCCCAGCTTTTGTGCGTAGACGAAGTGGGACTGTGTAGTTCATTGTTGTACGCAAGTCCCATAATTTACCATTTTCGTCTGATTCAATGCTATAAATCTTTGTTCGGGTTTCAGCCATAGTAATATATTTATAGCCACATTAGATATTCAAAGATGTAGATATTACTGGGAATTCCTGTTCTTTGTAATAACTCATTCTTTCTTTCCAATGCTTAATCAAATAGTTCTCAACAACTCTTCCAGTTCTTGTCTTGTAAGATAAATCGTCAATAATATCATACAAAATAATCTGGTTCTTTGTTGCGTGTTTTCTTAATCCACGACCGATAGACTGTAGAACTTTGATTTTAGATTTACTATTAGCATACAAGATAACATCGTGTAGTTTTGGCATATTAACACCAGTACTCATAGTTGCGTATGTTGCTAACAAAATAGTACCATCTTCCTCTTCAATACCCTTACGAATGTCACTTCTTTCTTCACCACTAACGGCACCGGTGATTACAGAAACTTTCTTATCTGGGTATTTTTCGTTCAACCATTCTTTAATTAACTGAACGTGTTTCAAATGGTTCATTAATACCAATACATTATGTTTCTTGTCTGTGTGTTCTAAAATGTATTCTAGGACTTTGTTTCTATCTTGGTATTCTTCTACCATTTTGACTTCTTCAGGATAACTTCTTCCCTTATTCTTCAATACGAAATCGGAAGGATATTTTGCGATAATGTTCGCAATCTTGATTTTAGTCAATACACCCTTGTCAATGAGTTCTTTGGACTTCAATTCAAAGATTACATCACCAACAACTTCTCTAATTTGTAACAAATCGCATTTGTCATTAGGGAGTGTACCGGTAGTACCAATTTTGTAATAAGCATTACAACACCATTTCATTAGTTTACTCATTACATTGGCTTTTACACCATGTACTTCGTCAACGAAAACGGCATTGTATTTTTCAAAAAATTCACTGTCTTTATTTTGTAATGACTGCCATGTGGAAATTAACACAGGTTTGTCAAATGTGGCTTCATGTCCACCACCCAATCTTTCTACATCGTCATCCAAATTGTCATATCCATAACTTTCAAAATCGTCATACATCTGGTCAACAAGCATAATGTTAGGAACGATTAGAAGGATATGTTTCATTTCTTGTTTTCTCAAACAACGGATAATGTTGTAAATCATTAAAGACTTACCACTAGATGTACAAGATAATAGAATACCCTTATGATACTTTAATGCTGCTCTTACTGCTTTGTCTTGATAATCACGAATTTGGAATGGGGCATTTTTCATGTTGTCTTGAATTTGTGCCAAATAGTCTTTTTCATCTATTTCTTCCAAAAATTCGGTATCTCTAAATCCGTTCAAGTTCAAATGTTGTTCCTTGGTTTCTAGCCCATAACAACAAATCTTTTACTAATCCTATTGGAAGGATACTTGAACGCATATTATAAGAATGGTGTTTACCATCCCACACACGAAGTTTAAATCGTGGCTGAAACTGATAGCCAGATACATATTCGGAGTAACGAGAGTAAATGTTAAAGTTAATATCTTCGCTTGCGTCTATTTCTACAAATGATTCATTTAATTTTTTAATTGATAATTCTGCCATATTAACCTATTTTCTTTTAAATATAGAAAAAACTCGGAGAAAATTCCGAGTTTCTCATTTTTTATGTATAAACTATTACTGGGCTTCTTTTTTCTTTCTTGGTTTTCTCTTTGGTTTCAAATCTTCCACCAACTGACCAGCAACATCTATTGTGTTTGAAGTTTCTTTAATTTCTTTATCTGTTGCTTGTTCTATAATTGTGCTTTGATAAATAGGTTCATTCTTAAATTCCACAACTGTTGAAAGTGCATCAATGAAATCATTTTTGAAATTTGTCCAGTCTGTGTAAGTTTCTGTCTTTGCATCAAATTTCATTGTCACAGTTTTGAAATCGTAAGAAATCACAACTTCATTATCTTTTCCAAATACAAACTTGTAAATTGGGCAATTAAGACTATCTAGCATCTTACCAACTTCCACATAGTTTATATGGAAATCTTCAAATGTTTCCTTAACATCTTTAACTGCTTTGGAAATATCAAATGAATTTCTATCTACCCATTCAAGTAATTTGTCTGTTTTAGTATCTGCTTGTTCAATCTTGGTTAATCGTTTGTTAATCGTGTAAATTACCAGGAATAAACCAATCCAAATCAAGAGGTCAATTATGTTCACTATTAAATCAACTGTCATATATTCTCCTTTAAATGTGTAATATGTATAATATATTAACCTTTTATACGATTTTCTGCTATATTACAATATGTTTCATCTAATTCAATACTTATACAATTTCTATTTTCATTTTTACATGCTAATGCTGTTGTTCCACTTCCACCAAAAGGGTCTAATACTAAATCATTTTCATTACTTGATGCTTTAACCAATCTCGTAATTAAATCAAGTGGTTTTTGTGTAGGATGTAAATGGTTTTCTTTATAAAAATCTATATCTCGCCATACATCAGTTATTCCCATGATAGGATTAAATGTTTGTGCGATTTTTTCATATTCTAAATTAAAATCTAAAACAATAGATAGTTTATTCCACAATTCTTTTGTTGGAAATTGTTCAGCAACATTTTTACCAGTATAAATGCTCCACATTCCACCACCATTTGATTTTAAACCTAACTTCTCATTTATTTCTTTTGAAGAAAGGCCCTTTTTCAGTTGATGTTCTTTTAAAAATGGTTTAATAAATTGTTTATTGTCTTTTATTAAAAACAAAAGACTTTCGGTTACATTTGGAAACATTTTATATTTTTTAGTTGACCTACCACTTACGGCTCTCATTCCTTTATCTATAATAATTTGTTGTCTAAGTTCAAGTCCTAATGATTTAAAATATGGCACAAGTAATGATAATGTTCTAAAATACCCAAACAAATAAAATGTACCACCTAATCTCAAAACTCTTGTGGCTTCTTTTATCCATTCCAAGGACCATTTTACATATTCTTCTTCAGTTTTCCATTTATAATCCCATTTTTCATTTACTACTTTATAATATGGTGGATCTGATACAATTAAATCAACTGTATTATCCTTTAAATTTTTCATTTGGGATATACAATCATCATTTATAATACTTATTGTCATATATTATCCTTATTTTTCCTATTTATAATATAGAAAAAATCCCCGCAGGAGCAGGGATTTTTTCATTTTTGAGAACTTATATTTCAACTATGTAATCGTTATAAGTTGTGTCAATGGAAGTCCTATCTAGTTTTCCATCTTTATAACACCATTTATCAGCATAAGTATCATGCTCACCTGGATAACCAAATGGATTACATAGAATTTTGATAAGTTCATTTTGTTCATTCACATATTCACAGTATTTCCTAGTATGTGTATGCCCACAAATCCAAGTGGTGTTATGGTCTAGTTTTTCTAACCATTCTTCCGCATTGAAATAGAAGAATTTGTTATCATTACTGAGTCTATGTTTGAAATTTACACCAACCTGATATGGTGCGAAATGAGTTAATATGAACTTTGGTTTTTGGGCAACAATCGCATCCAATTTCTGTTTACAATCGTTCCAAATTAACCCAGGTTCTTGACCCATATAACGCCAGTGCTTTCCATCATACCATTTGCGTTTCCATTCGGTGCGATGGTCATAGTTTGGGGCACAGTCGCATTTCAAATCACAGGTCATCATACAACCACCAATTCCATTCACAACATTTCCATCCAATAAATGAACATTTGGGAACTTAGCACAATGTTCCTTCATTTTTTCAATCTTTTGTTCGGAACTTGCGAATTGTAAATTGGACTTGGAACTTGTAGCACCCCTTACTGTCAAATCGTGATTTCCTAAACATAGATACACTTCGCAGTACTTGCCAGCTAGCCAATTTATTTCGCTGGTGAATGTGAGATAGTCATTAGCCAAGTCACCGGCTATAAGGATTGCGTCTGTGGCAGGAACGGCGTATATGTTCCACATCCAATCTAGTGTTCTATACACCATTTCTTCGGTTTTCTCTGTCAAACCACGCAATTCTTCAGGTTTGATTACATAACCGAAATACATGTCCGGGTGTAAATCACTCAAAATCAGCGCTTTCATAATTTCTCCATATAGTCAATTACTCGTTTACATTCTGCTTCAATTTCTTCAATAGTCCACTTCTTTCCTCGTTCAATAGAAAGACCAATCATTGAATCCTTTGGATAACTGCAATAATCACCAAAATGGGCATAATCCCAACCAACCCAATATGCTTCAGGTTCGCCAAAACTTTCTTCATCCACAAAATCACTAAATGTAAATCCACCATGCGGATTACAACCAGGCCATGTAAATGATATTTTGTCATAATTCATATCATACCATTTTTCGCCTTCATTTACCCTTACATAAGCAGTTGGGTGGCTACCCATTACACTATAAATTACATACATGTGGTTCTTGTAAGTATCTTTCTTGATTACTTCATTTGGAACAACATTTGAATTGTATTCTGCTATGTAAGGAAATTCGGTCATGTAAAATCCTCGTTTGCGTTTTCTAAAAGTAATTCTTGACGATATTTTTTATACTGTGTTAAATGATTTTCAATCTGTTGGTTCACATGTTCCAAAATTTTTGAAATAATACACACATTAACATCAGTAGTTTCTATGGTTCGTGTACACAACGAAGTGATAACATAATCTATTAAACTACCAAAAGCGAATTTCTGTAATTGCGTAAATTCGTAAATCTCGCACTTTTCTCCAATTAGTTCAACTGCGTATTGTTTTGGAAATTGAGCCATTACTTGACTAATGGGCTTAATACGAATACTAAACCCAAATGTATTTTGGCTAAATTCAAAATACTCATATTTCAAACACAGTTCTTTTATCTTATCGTAATTCATAAAATCTCCAGCTTTTTATAAATATAGAAATTAAATCACATTTTGTCAAGAGGTAGCATAAATGTCAGTTGTAAAACTAACCCAAAATTTTAGTTTAAGCGAATTTACAAACGGAACAATCACACCTTATCAACAATCTTTACTACAACTATTAGCAAATAATTTACAGAAAGTTCGTGATTATCTACAACAGTTTAAGAAAGACCCAAAAAAGAATGTTTGTATCGGTATTTCTAGTGGTGTTCGTACCCAAGCAGATTATGATAGATTGTTAAAGAAAGGTTACAATCCTAGTAAAACATCAGATCATTTCTGCGGTTTACAATTATTAGGAAAACCAACTTTGGGAGCCGCCGATATTTATGTTACAAACTGTACTTTAAGTTATAAAGAAATTGCGAAGAAAATTATTGAACTAAACAAAAATTCCTTGGTAGATTTCGGTCAAATCATTTATGAATATAATCCTGCTACAAAAGCGGAATGGATTCATTTAGGTAATGACTGGACTAAAATCTTTCAAGACCAAGGAATAATTGATGCTATTTCTAAAACGAGAAAGAAATATCTAATGTCTTTGGATAATGGAAAAACTTACATAGATTTCAAGTAAGCAATTATATCTTCCACAATCTTGTTATAACCCTCTTCAGTCCCATTTGCTTCGGTAAATGGGATTTCGTTTTCTGTTAAGAAATCTTTTATTCGTTTATCAATTTCTTTGGCTTCTTTTTCAGTTTGATTTCTGCCGTTTGGGTTGTATTTCTTAAAACGATTTACAAAGATATTGAATGTTGGTTTATATTTCTTTGCTTCATACAAACAAACATCTTGATATGGTTTCTCGGTTGTGTACATCGCACCAACTGCTATTGGACTATCGGTGACGATTACATCAACTTTTCCTAACAAACGATAAATCTTTAAACATTGTTTGCCTGTAACATATAATTGGCAGTGTTGTAATGGGAATTGGTCATCTTGCCAAACTCTATCTTTGGCATATTCCGATACATATTCACAATCAATTCCTGCCATTTTTAGTTTGGCAAAAATGTAAGCAGCACCAGTAGATTTACCAGCACCTGGACCAGCATATAAATTAACTAATAATGTATTCTTGTTTCTCATAATAACCCAATATAGAATTTTTTTCTATGTATATGAGAAATTTTGTTAATTGAAATCTGATTTGATTTTTTCAATGTTCATTTGAACTGTCATTTTCTTTTTCATTTCTTGTAATTGGGAAAATATACAATAAAATTTTCTTATTTTCGGTTCAAATTCAGTAAATTTGATATATTCTTCGCTATCGTTATAATATAAATTCAAATCAGCATCAATTACAATGTTTAATGTAGCAACCACATGCTTGCTATTGTGACGCCAAACAAAAAATGCCTCTCTGTCATTTTCATATTCTTCCATATAATCATCACCATTAAAAACCCAGTCTTTTGGAAGATAGAAGTAATAATCTTTTTTGTAAACTTCATAATCAAGATTTAGTTCTTTTGCTAAGTTTAGTACTTTTTTAATATCCATTAGAAATCCTCGCTTGCTTTAATTACTAAACCGAGTTCGTCAGCTTTCTTCTTTACATCTAACAAACTATTAGCCATTTCAACCATATATGAAACAATGGCTTCCAATCGTTCTAATGTACCTACTTCTTCACTGTGTTCAAATTGAGCTGACCATCCATTACCAACACCGGCTTTTACCAAATAAGATGTGTAAACTAGAATTGTTTTGCTATTCTCGCTCCAATCAAACAAATCATCTCTATAATCGGTGTCATTTTCATCATCCAAAAGACCTAACTTTGGCAAAAAGAAATAATAACAACCTTCTATTTCTTCATGGTTCAAACCATACTTTTCAGCCAACGCAAAAATCTTTTCTCTTGGAAATCCTGTATTTTTCTTCTTACCCATTTAAAAATCCTGCTTGATTGAGTTTATCTTTAAATCCATTCTAATTTTCTTTTCCATAATTTCAGCCAAGTCCAATGCTCTAATTTGTTTCTTGATGAAATTTTCCAATTCAACACAATCGTTAATATGTGTGCCTAATGGATATTCAGTAATAAATCTACATGTAACTGTGTTATCCGAAGCATCGTAAACTGTTTCTAGTTTTTCAAAACAAGCAAAAAATGTTATCTCGCCATTAAATATAGTAAACTTGAACAATTTATCACTATCATTAGTCAATAATGAATGGTCTAAATAGACTGAACAGTCCCATACATCATTTGTTTGGACTTTTATTATACGCAAATTGTATTTGTTACTCAATTCTAAAATTTCTTTTTCTGTTATGTTAGTCAAAATCAACCTCCATTTCTTTTATAGTTTGATTGACCTTAAATTCTTTCAAGAACTTAACATATTTGTCAATGAACTGTGGATTTGCCATTTCGCCATCTCGCCATTCAAACCCACCTGAGTTGTTGGTTTCAACAAATGCTATCATATCCATTCCTTCACCACTCAATGTATAAATGGCTACTGGAATAGTTCCATACATCATATAATAAGTCATAAAGACCAAACCGTGGATTGCTTTATCTTGATATTTCAAATAAGTTAATCCACGATTTACCAATTCATTTTTTAATTCTTGTCCAGTCATTGGAAATCCTTGTTAATTCGTTCAAATTCTCTGTTTTGGGCTAATTTCATTTTATCAGTGGTGATAAATTTAATCAGCTTCATTTCTTCACCTTCTTTAAATGACTTTTTTATTTCATCATTATCATTAAGGGATACTGTGGCTTCATATTCATTTGGTGAATTATAATTATAGGAGGCATCTACAGTAATAGAAAAATCGTTATTAGTATAATAGCACCATTCGTAATCTCTTTGAGAAGAACAATCATCAATACTCAATGGTATATTATGTTGTTCAAATAATCTGTCTAATACTTTTGTATCTTTGTTCATAAGAAATCCTTTTTAATTTGTTCTAATGCCCATTGTTCTTTTAGTATCAATTTATCTGTTGTAATGAACTTCATCATTTCATTTTCTTGCCCAAATACAAACTGCTTGGCATATTCAACATTATCATATAAAAGTACAGTTGCTTCATATTCAACATGTTTGTCAAAATAGTATTCAACAACAACATCAACATCGCCTTCTTCATTTTCATAGATACACCAGTAGCAATCTTCTTGTGTACCACCATCACAATTTTCCATTTTCAACTGATGGTCTAAAAATAGTTTTTCTAATAGTACTGATCTCATCGGAAATCCTGATTTGCTTTGTTAATTAAATCTTGACTTTGCCATTTCTTGACCTTTTCCAAAATCTTATCACATTCAGCTCGGAAAAAATCTTCATCCACTTTTTCAATAGTAAATGAACCCACAAGAGAATAATCATAATTTACCAAATTCTTATAGGTCTTTTTCTTGAAAGCCGAAATATGTCTAATTTTGTGAATGTTTTCAATCACAGATGAAACTTCATACCACATTACAATCGCATTATCCCAACACACAGCATAGTAGGGGTGTCCGGTAGTATAGATTACAAAATTATAATCTTTTTTGAGAATGTCTAATGCTCTTGTATGTTCCATTTAGATTTTTCCTTTGGCTTTCAATCGGGCTAAATCCATTTTTCGTTTCCAATTTCGCATTACTTCAAATCTTCCAAAGAAATATCATGTTCACTCATATACTGCTTCACATGAGCAATATGCCATTCTTTTGTTTGAAATTCTTCGTGTTCCTCCATAAAGGTATTGTAATCATCTTCGTCACAATAAATGTCACCAATACAACGGTCCCATTGAAGGAAATTCTGTTCACACTGACCAATGTCAGTATTGAACACAACCACCTGACCCAAATCCCAGCTATCGTCAATATCCGGGAACATTTCTTTAACATCGGAATAATAGAGATAACTATTTTCTTCCAAATCACTCTTCTGGTCTTCAGTGAGTTTTTCAATTTCGTCCTGGTAACTATCACGCAGGTAATCGGTATCAAATGTGGCATCATCCAAATCAAACGATTCAATGCTACCAGTTTCCTCTCCAAACGGACCGAGACCCTTCATTTCAACATCGTATTCTTTATTTAGTTCTTTCAGGAGTTCAAATTCGTTAATGGTGAAATAGTGTTTTGCCATAGTGATACCTCTCTTTTTCTTGTTTACATTATTAATATAGTAAAAATCGCAGTTTTTGTCAACTACGATTTTGTAAATTATTGTTTACAAAGATGTTCTCAAACCTGTTGTGTTTTCAAAAAATTCTTTTACTTGGTCACAATAAATTCCCTTGATTTCTTTCACCACAACTGGTTCAAATTTCTTGTCAGTGGGTTTAATACCCTTCATTAAATCGTTGGTGGTGTATTTGCGTTTCTTAATGAAATAGCAGTTATACAAATCCAAACCTTCGTCTAGTTCAATCTTGAAAAGATTGGCTTTACGGAACATTTTAAACGAGAATGTGAATGTATTATCTGTAATACTAATTGGTTCGGCACCGAGCATGGCTTGAAGTCTACCAAAACCCCCATTACACAGGGCTCTTACCATTTCGTTTACCATATAATTGCGTTCTTCTTTCGTTTTCATAGTTACCTCTCTTTTATACTATTAATATAGTAAATCCTCAGTTTAATGTCAACAAAAATAATGTAAAACTATGTTTACAAAGAATTAAAATAATGTATATTTTTATAAAAAGAGGATAAAATGTACACAGTTTCAATAAAGGCTAGTGAATTAGCCAAAATTACAACAGAAAACTATCATAAAGGAAAAGAGCATATTGTAGAAGAAATCTCTAAACTCATTAAAGAAGCATCAGGTCAGGGAAAACGAGAAGTGGATTATTCATTAAATAGTTCGGATTATTTTTGTTGTGTGAATACAGATTTGGCAATAAAAGAATTTGAAAAAAATGGATATACCTGTTATAAAAGAGAGAGTTGGGATAACAACTTGTACATTCATGTGGAGTGGTAAAAATGATTCCAAATATAAATGAAATTAGGCAAAGTTCTATATCTATTGAAAAGATAAATGAATGTAAACAAATTACAGAAACACAAAAAACTATTGATAAATTAGTGAACGAATGTAAAAAGAGAGCCGAAAATGGTTATGGTTATCTTAATTTAGAATGGCCTGGTCAATATAACATTAGCATAGAGAATGTTTACGATATAGAAAAAGCATTTAAAGATGCTGGATATGAAGTTGGTGTAGGTATTGAACATTGGTGGACTATTCCTGACCAAGTTAGAAGTTTTTCTATACAATGGAAAAAGGACCCATTCTATGACCAGTTATAAACCTGATATACAAGAATATGACTTAGATACTTCAGCAGCTGGATTTCATCGTTGGCATGACGAGTATGTTTCTATGATTGTTTCGTCTTTTATGAGAAGAAGTAATGATATGGTGGTAAAATCAAGAAATACCAACAATGAAATTTATCTAAGTTGTCATTTGTATGCACTTGCTTGTACTTCATCATTCGTTTGTATGAAACAAAATATGGAAGCGGTTTTAAATGGGTGTATTCCAATTAAAATAGATTTTGATTTGAAAGATAACGAGTTCTATGTTGTTAATAAAAATCTACCCGAATTAAAACCGTTATATGGTAAATTCAAAAATCTAAAAGATATATTAGCACTTTAAAAAAGACCCTCAATTACGAGGGTCTTTTTCTTTTTGTATGGCTAACTAATCTTCAGGTTCTTGTGGGTCTGCGAGAATAACCATAGTGGCTAGTTCTCGGCATGTCGGATTGAGTTCTCGCTTGATTAGTAGTTCGCAAACATTCTTGTACATTCTGTTCAATGCCTTCTCTGCTGGCATATCATAAGAATTGTAAACCATATCTGCGAGTTTTACCAATAGAGCATCTTCACTCATTTTAAGAAGTTTTTCAGTGATATATGCTTCTTTTCCCATTTGTTCTTTCTTGAAATTGTTGTTGCGAAGTTCCGCACACATATTTGCCACATGTTCATTACATACAGCCTTAATTTCAAGATATGAAGTTTCGGTATCTTCCATCAAATCGTGAGCGAAAGCAGCATTGATTTGGTCTTCAGTTCCGCCATGCTCCATAACAATGTATGCTACACCACGAGGATGAACATAATATGGCATCCCACTGCCCTTTCGTTCCTGGTGGTCATGACGGCCCTTTGAGAAATAATACATAGCCCTACATTTGAGTGGGAAATCAGTTGATTTAATTCTCTGTCCGATTGCTTCGTACATAGTTGCCTCCTATTAGTTAATTTCCATAACCAGGTGAACTTCTACCGTGCCACCACAACCATCATCCCAAGAAATCGCAGAACATTCATCTTCTTCCTGGTGATTGAGTGGTCGGAAATTCGTTATCCCATACAACTTGTCATCTTCTTTCTGTCCATCAATACATTCCTTCAATACCTTCTTGTATTCAATGTTCTTTCTGTGAATAGCATTTTCTCGCTTCTTAAAGAACTGAACATCGCATGGGAAACCATCACCATCAAACTGACCGAAATGAATGTATGCCCACTTCATATCCTTAGTTGCGTGGACTACCACACCGTGCATATCGTGGTCTCCTTCGTCAACCCAAAATGCGTCAGTTACTGGCAAATCGTGATACATGTGCCAAATAGCATCTGTATTCTTGTAGAGTTGGAAACTCTTTGACTTATCTTCCGCACAACCACGCTTAGCATACTTCGGCATTTCCTTGCGGATATATTCATTTGCGTCATCTACATCTTTGTGCTGGTGAATATCAAACAATCTCTTTGAGTTGTGGATAATTGAATAAAACATTTTACTTTCTCCTTATAATTGCTCCTGGATATACAATTCCATTTTTCCTAATCCATTCTTCATATTCCAAATCGTGTACAACATAATCGTCAGGATTTTCTACACATTCATATAGCACCATTTCGGCTAACCAGGGATTTGAATATAAAATCTTTGTTGGATTTTCGGGGCAATCATATCCTTTCAATGTTATCTTCCAAATCCTAACATATACATCTTCATAGCCTAATTTTTCCCAATGACGTGCTAGACTTCGTGTTTTGCGTATAAATGGGTCAGTACAAGACCAATCCAAAGTTAGTTCGTTATCTCGCAAATGGGATTTTCTCGGAGCTGATACATAATACTTAACAGAATCGTTCATTTGCATTTTAGTTTCCCAATTTTTAAGTGAATCAAACGAAATACAATCTGTCATTGGAACGGTGTCGGCAATTACTCGGCCATACGCCTGTTCTGTATTCATTTCTCCACCATCACAAATAATATCTCCATACACAATCCAACACATTGATTCTGTGTACTGAAATTCTTCAGTCTTCGGTGTGTAATTCATTTGGGCAAATGCGGTAATCGCAAATACAAGAATAAGAAATAGTTTGTTCATATTATGCTCCTTCTGTAACAACAAGTTCACCCTTATAAATTACCAATTCCGGCTCGGGTTCTTTCTTATGGTTGAAATCTCGTTCGGTTTCGTCTTTCTGTACAAAATAACTGTGTGTCATAGAACCACCACCCATATTATGCCTCCCATGTTGCTGTGAGTTTAACAAGAATTGCGTCTAAGTGGTACTTCTTCTGCTTCAATGCTGATTCTTTTGAAGAATATGTACGAATACCACCATTACCACGGGCATAATCATGCTCTGACGGAATGTAAAATGCCCAAATCTCAGGAAATTTCATTTCATTCATTTGTTACCTCGTTTACTTTTGAACACAAACCCACTTGGCAGCGTCTTTGATTTCGTGATTATATGTTGAAATGCTAAGTTCCCATCTGAGACCAGCTGCTTTACATCTACCTTCTGTGCTAAATTCGGCAGTCGCAACGGCAGCACCTCCGGAACCACCATGACCCTGAAAGTTAGAAAATGCTAATGTCATAATGAGAATCCACATTTTTATTACCTCTTTTTAATGGTTTTACACTATTAATATAGATTATTTTATGCAGTTTGTCAATAGAAAAATGACTAAATTATGTAAAATTAAATTTACATAAATAATAGTATGGAAGAATTATACGATAATGTAATAAAAAAGTTACAAAATGATTTACACCCTGACGATTTTCATGACTTAATGTGTGGAAAAATCAAAAAGCAGATTATTGAAATGGTAATCAAAGAATACACAGATTTGGGTATTACAGATTTAGATTTTATTACTAATCGTGTAAGAGATAGATTTGGTTTAGGATTTGACCCCAATAGTTCTATTGAAGATAAAGTACTTCGTGACTTGGAATATATGTTGGACTATGAACACAATTTGAAAGGTGCTTCACCAAATAAAATCTTTAAAAATGAATACAAAACTATTGAAAGAATGAAAGGTGAAAAATCCGCTGCTATTGCTAAACAAATGATTGACCAGTATAGATACAAGGTTAAAAACAATATGAAATTGATTGAAGCACAACAGATTTTACATTCCAAAGGCTTTTTGTTGGAATACAACAAGGAAGAAATCTCACCAGATAAGCATGAGTTAATTGAAGAAATCTTGGATGACCCAATGTGTGATTCCGATTTGGATTATTATACTTTGGCGGGCTGGAGTATTGACGATTTGGAAAATTACAAAAATGAACTTAATGACTTACATAATGAAGAAAGATATGTAAATGACCCTTTCGGAATGGATGAATAAAAATAAAAGGTGGTTCGTTTGAACCACCTTTTTTTTATATAAGAGCAAAGAAGATAGCCATAACAAATAACCCAAACAGAAACAAACACCCATAGTCAGTTTCGCTTGAATGTGTTTGGTGATAATGTTGCTTTGCTTCTTCTAATGTTTTCCACGATTTACCATTAGCATCCAAATGAGTCCAATTACCATCTGGTGTATGGTAATATGTTTAGTGTGGACCTTCACCTACTATTCTAGCCATTATAGAAATCCTGTATTACACTTTGGTTGATTTGTATTATTCGCCAAAACTTCCATTAAAGTATTATAATTACTTTTAATTAAATTGTATTTGGCTTCTAATTCTTTTAGTTGCTCGGCTTGACCAGCACATTTTGCTTTATAAATCTCAAGTTCTTTTTCTAATAAAAGAATATAGTCATCTTTGGTTAGTTCGTTTTCTTTGATATTGCTACGAAACACTTTTAGTTCTCTTAACCATTCAGCAAGTTGTTTGTGTTCCATTCCACAAGCAGTTCCGCATTGAGATTTTTCTTCACAATGTTCTATTGCTTCGTCAAGGGTCATAAAATTATCTCCCTAATATATCACCTGTCCAGCCATCTTTTAAACGAGCTTCAATACAAAGACGAAGTCCAAGTGCTTTTTCTTCAACAGTCATATTAAAACTATCAAGTGTTGGAACATGATACCTAAACACTTCTTCTTTAGTATCAGGAAAACGATAAATTGCATATTCGTTTTCATAATCCATTTCAAGTTCTTCTAATGTCATATCACTACTTATCCTTCTCAGTTAACCATTCATAAAATTCTTTAAATACAAGATATAAATTGATATTGCCATTTTCATCAGTGTGCTTTTTAATAAGCTCCTGTCTTTTCGCTAATTCTTCTTCAGTTATTTTAAGTTTTTCAAATGGTACATTCACAGTAAATTTAGTCATATAAACCTACCTATTATAAATGTGGTCAGGTGGAAGATTTGCTTTGCTTACACAACGATATGAAGCTGAAACACCAATTTTTTTATTCATATCTCTGTACCAACCAGAACCTGCTTCTATACATGCTTTCTTTGTATCAAATTCAGCAGCAGTTAAAGCAGCCCCAGTATTAGTTAATAGAGTTAAAATTAAAATCCACATTATACATCCCATCCATATCTTTGTTTACCGAGTTTCTTGATTTCTTTGATACCGGCTCCATAATTTTCAAGAGTATCTTCAGTAGTGGTAATTGTTTTCTCAATTACTTTATGAATTTGTACACCTTCTACTTCGTCTAAACTCCAATGACCTCGGTCTACTTCCAATGCCAATGTGTTATGTAGAAATTCCATTAGAATTTCTTTGGAAGCATACTTCTTATCTTGTTCTCTATTACTCCAACCATAATCACTTGGATAACCTCTGCTGGCATAATTGGAAAACCAAAAATATAAGGTTTCGTGATGTTCGGCTTTTTCAGCAGGTAATACTGCGTAATACATTTCTTCAATGTGTTCTCTGGTCATCTTTTGAAATTCCTATAACTGGATTATCTTGTTCGTGTTCGTCAATATAAAAATCTTGTTGTACTGGGTATCTAGCACAAAGACCTAAATCAGGCTTACCAATTACTACATCAACTTCGCAATTCCCAAGTGTTTCAATTACTCTAATCCATTCTTTCATTTCTTTTGTTAATTCTACTTTATTATTCATAATCTATCTTTTGATAAAAACAATTCTTGAAAATATCTTTTATTTCTTCATCAGTGTAAACATAAGTACAACCACATTCACTTAGACCTTCATCCTCGTCAAGTTGGCAGTCAAATCGGTCTTGAACTTTATCTTCAATTTCTGCACTTCTTGCGTGAATGTTATCTAGCCATTGTTTAAAGAACTTTTCTTCGGTCTTAAAACCACTTTCTCTAATAAAATCGGCAAATGATATATAACCAGGTTTCATTTCATAAGAAACTTTATAGTCAGTTATCCATTCAAATGCTTCACCCAAAGACCAAAAATTACTGTGAGTAGATTTATCCCAACCATATTCGTGATACGAAAAATAAAATTCGTATTCAAACAATGGTACTCTATTCTTAATGGCTTCTTGTCGGTCTTGTTCTTCTTTTAAAGCCTCTGCTTCTTTGGCTTCTTTGGTTTCTTTTTCGTGGAATTCAGTCCATTCTTTAAGAATGTCTGGGTAATTCTTTTTAAGAAATTGATTTATTGTAGTCATATTAAAATCCTGTTGTTGCAGTTACTGGTCTATGTATTCGTGCATTAAATTCTTCACAATCATCGTGAAGCCTTTCAATGGCTTTTTCTACTTTGTCTTTATCACCACTAAATCTTATATTATACTCAGTTGTATAAGTTTTAAAAAACCATCCACCATCACAATAAGTATCTGTATCTATACTAACAGATATTCCTAAATCGTCAGCAATTTCATATATTGCTCGTTTTACGCCGCGTACGCGGCTATCAATTTCTATACTACAACTTTCACTATACATTTTTATTCTCCAGTATGATATAAATTATATTTTAATTTGTTTTCCCAATATGTTTTTACATTAGTCCAAAAATCAGTTAGTTTAATGGATTTAGCCATTGTATAATATGGGTTTACACTATCTCCATCCATTTCAAGTAGATAGATTTGGGACTGAGCATAAGCAATTCTCATCCTACAAAGACTGCGATATAATTCATTAGGATTCATTTATCTTTACAATTCCTTTCTTTTTCAATTTCTCTTTTGTATTCTATCGGTCTACAAAAATCATCTTCACTACGATACTCAATTACCAGCAATATAATGAACAATACAACTGAACCAATTAAAAATATAGCACTCATTAACAAACACCATCTTTTTGTATTCTAATAAAATCTAACTCTTCAAAAATTTCTTGAAGATTACATAAATCTTCTTGATGTGCAGTAT